GTTCCGCCAAGAAGTAACCCATTAGTTCCGTCATGAGAGGCAACGTCAAAATCATATGCTCCATCGGCAATTGTAACATCACCATTTGCGTCTGCTGTAACTACTTTTGATGCTTCCGAAGTTCCTAAAGTTGTAATATCTAGATAATTCAACTCTGTTGCAGTCGCTGTAACGGTATCAAGAATATTTAATTCTGCAGCAGTTGTTGTGACAGCAGCAGCGCCAAGCGTAGTAAATTGAGCCTGTAATACAGATTTCACGAGACGAATCTGGTCGTCCCCTTGTGAAATTGCATCTGTAGCCAGCGGATTTGTAGCACTTAGTTGGCTAATATATGTAGCAGTTTCAACGCCCATGATATACCCCCTATGCTAGTTCAAATATGCCACTGGCACTTGGTGTGACAGTAAGCGTATTATCTTCTGCTAAAGTAAACTGAGAACTAGTCAGTTTAGAAAAGCAAACTAATTTACCACCGGACTGATAAACAACTGCATACTTAATATTCGCAATTGTTCCGCCAGTAGCAGTCCATACAACAGCAGTTGAATCAAAACGATACTTGTCACTTGCAACAGAAGCCCATGTCCGTGATGTAACGGATGCACCTCCAGTCGTATAACCATTGCCACTAGCAACCTCACTAGCAAGTGAAGCATATGTGGATAGCGCTGCATTATTTACATTAGCGCTACCTGCGCTTGTATGAAGTGATAAATAAAAACCAACACCTGCACCGTCTAAATCAAACTGACCATTGCCTATATATTCCCTAAAGGAATTGTAAAAACTCCAAGCAGTAGCAGCCATTATTCTACCTCCTCTATTTTCTTCAACGTATGGGGATTTTTAATTATATGCGAAATTAGGCCATCCCCATGTACAGCCAAATCGTAGTGTTCGCCGGTTTTAGAAATCATATCAACGAACTCTTTTGCTTGATGATAATGGGCTGCAGTACATTTAAACTCTTTCCCAGATACCATAATACTTAAAACTCCCTCATCATCATTTTCAGATTGCTCATACGCATGATGATGCTCCATAACACAACTATCGAATCCATAAATCTCCATCTTAGGAAATCCCAACAACCTCAATAAGTGAATCGCCCTAGAAGTAACTGTAGAACCACCCATTACTGGAAAATAATCGTTCCCGTAGGTCTCTTTTAAGAGATCAAAATTATCATCGCCAGCGCAATGCCATATATACACATCTCTCCCTTTAAGCTTTTCAAACATAGTAGGATGACATTGAGAGCTAATAATATATTTGCACTTATCAATAATAGGATCAACGAATCTGTTATTAAATTCTCTACTATCTAATACAATCTGAGCAGATGGTTTAATATCCCTATCTAAACACCACTTATAAGAACCATTAACAGTAATAACTTTATTCCCTCTAAGATACTTGTCTAAAAGATGTTTATAAACTTTATCATCTTTTAAAGAAGCACCACCGCAAACTAAATTTATAGTTTTTTCCCATTGGGTTTCATACGGTCTAACCTGTGGCAAACCCAACTTTATATTACACTTTATATTTTCCCTTATCTTATCCTTATCTTCATTTACTTCACAAATAATCTCTGGTATTGGATGCAATTTTTTAACATCAACCAAAGGGGGTTCTGAATTAACACCTATTTGAAGACTCATGTATTAAATACCATCCTTATTTCTAACCCTAAAGTATTTGTGGCTACAACATCAACATCTATCCTAATAACGTCAGCAGTAGACACTCCATTATAAGCCCCAGTAACAGAGGGGGTCGCAGCTGTTGAAGAATCTTTCTCACCAGAGTCAATTGTTATAGCAGTTGAAAGCATATCCTGACCATCAGTCAAATTATGTAATTGAACTGTAGTTAAACTCCCGGTTCCAGCAGTATAAACGTGAGCCTGAGCGGTGAAAAGATTTTTCCCATCAAGGGTAGAGGGAATAGTAACATGAGTTATTCCATTACCAACGGAGGGACCAACAGTGTCAGCAACACACTTCACAATAATTGTTCTCTCTATAAATGCTGTTACATTTTGAGGAAGTATTGACCTAGTAGTTCCTGTTGATGCATCATAAAAAGAAAACTTATCAGAAGCTTCATCTATAGTTGAATTAACAGATAAGTTAGGAATTATCTCCTGTTTGTCATCATTTAAATTAGTAAAATTAGCATCTGCTTCAGCAAATGTAAGTGGACTTCCTTTTGTTTCTCTTAATGTAATTGTTGCCATTATGCGTCACTCACGTATCCTGTAGTTACATAGTAATCCTGAAAATAGGGCATATTCCCATAAGGGAAAGTCCTTGGGCTTTTTTCATAGAACTTCCTTCCGTTGGTCATTCGATAGGCCACCCTTCGTGGCGGACCTACTCGTCTTCCCCCAATTCTAAATCTTCTCATTAATATCTTGCCTCAGCATCAGGTTCTAATGAACGCCTTGTTCTAGATATTGGAGGCATTGCATCCATATCATAGATTCTAGAAAGAGCATCTAAAAAATCAGGATGGATGGTAGGAAATAATAGATACTCATTTTTTTTAACCCAATCTACCAAATCGTATACTTTCCCTTCTTCATTCTTTCTGAGTATTTTTTTGGAAATCAAGAACTCCTGCTTCTTTATTTTATAATCTTTTTGATGTGAAGTCAATCTTTTTTGATCCGTGGGGAAGGGGAAGAAGAAAGAGCCATCTTTAAAATCAGGTTCTAATCTTTGTATTCTATCCCTCTTTGATTGTGAACCACCCCCACCCGTCCAGTTTAATTCATACACTGGAAAAGAACTTCCATCAATCCTCATCATTTCTTTAAAATGTTCTATATCAGACTGCGCTCCGTATCTCTCATATCCAATCTTAACTTCCCTTATTCCCGGCGCTGTCTTCCATTTCGTCCTAAGCATCTTCAAAGCATCCCATCTTTCTGACAAAGATAATCTATGGCATACCCCATCCAAAAGAAACTTATTATAATTCGCATCAACTCCAACCACAGCGATAGCTGTTCTGTTCGATCCTTTCTTTCTGGAATGAGCCGGATCACACATTATATAAGCATTCAAAGTATAAGGACGAATCTCCCATTCATTCCACCACTCTTCTTTGAATACTACGTCCGAACCAGCAATAGGATTTAAAAGCTGTTGACAAGCGACTATATAAGTAGAGGTTGTCTTCTTTATTTCTTCCCATCTTGTGGGCTGAAGGAAGACAGGCTCTCCTTCCATTGTTCCATCTACAGTAGCAGGATGTATTCTTGGTTTTACCGCAGCCCTCTGAAGGATAGTTCCATAAGTATCCCCATAAGAATATCGAGTACCGGCATATTGATAACGAGGATTATGGGTTGAACCTAAGTTTAATGACAATTCCCAAGAGAGCGTTGTCTTTGATATTTGCTCTGGCGTGTTAACGGCATCTTGAACAACTACGTCGTCATAAATAATAAGATCAAAATGTCGTCCAGTAGGCTGACCATCCACAAGTCCGTGGGCCTCAATAGTTTGTTCCTTCGGGTTAGCAAGTCTCCTAACACATATACCCTCATTCTCAGCCCATTTTGGAGCCTCAAGTCTGGGCTTATTCCAGAGGATATCAGGATAAAGTTGTTTAAGCTTCTCATTAGAATCGAATTCCTGCATTATTTGACGTAAAAATGGTTTTGCCTGTCTAGCAGAATACGATAACAACCCTATCGTTATATCTGGGTTACATAAAATTTCCTGAATAGTTCCTAAAAACGTAATTATTGAACTTTTATAATGAAATCGCGCCCATAAATCTAAATGACTATCGGGGTCAGATTCTACTTCTCTACATCTTTCATAAATCCACGGATGAACCATATCATGGCGGTTACACAAAAAGACCCCAAGATAATAACGATCCAACTGACCCAAAGTCCTAATGAAAGAATCGTCAATATTAGGATCATCATGGCAATCAGCATATGCCAACAAAACAAGTTCAAAGGGTGCAGTGTGCGCCCATTCAGCAAACTTTTGTGCAGCATCGGCATTATTATTCTTATGTCTGACGCTATCTGCTATAACAGGCAACACACTAGCCCCCTACTTCTTTTTCTTATATCCAGAGGCATAAG